GAAGTTATCTCGTTGTCCAGTATCTAACTCAAATCTTGTCGTAATATTTGTATCACCTGCGGTAACAGTACTAACAGATGCAGTATAATTTGTTCCAGTAATTGTTTCAGACGCTTGAAATGTTCCAGAAGTTTCAACATATGAAATAGCTGTTGCAGGACTATGTGAAATAATAGTTCCTTTTGCACCAGATGTTCCACCAGTAATTGTTTCACCCGCAATAAATGTTCCTGTAGCACTTGATACAACTAATTTAGGTGGATCAGCATCTGTACTAGTACTACCAGAATCATAAATTGCATGAACTTTATAAACATCAGATATATCTAATGCAGTATATGTTTGCGCACCACCACTCGGTGTTGTAATTGCCTTTATTGCATTTTTAACAAGAGTTTTTGTTTTCTCTGGTTTGGTATCCATATTAAGTGTAGCAATAACATCAGCTGTATATGTATGACCTGATTGACCAGTATTCAAAACAACTGATTGACTGTTGCTTGCTACAGTAATAGTTGCACTAGCTGCGGTTTCAAAATTAATAACATCACCAATAGCTAAACCAGAATTACCAACTGTTTTAACAACTGCATGATAATGTTCTCGCTTAACACTATCATTTAATAAACTAGTTCCTTGAAACTTTTCTGTACTACCCCCTGATGCTAAAGACATTTGACCAGAATTAATCTGTGCATTTAAAAATGTTCTTTGGATTTGGTAACTAGTATCAACATTACTTGAATCATCACGAATTGTTTTAATTACACTTTGTGATAATTGAAATATATGCGAATGAAAATTTGTTTCAAATAATTTTGCATCACCACCTGATGTTCCACCCTCTTTGCCGCTGTCTGCAATATCACATTTTGATGTAATAACAACTGGAGTAGCTGACGCATTAGTTGGAATAACAACACTTTCAATAGCACCAAAATCACCTGATGTTAATTGAATATCATACAAATACATTTTAAAAACATACGTTGTAGAAGTTGTTCCACTTCCACCAACACCCGATGAATAATTTAATTGTCGTACTTTAGCTGTACCAACTTTTGTTGAGGAATACGTTGAAGGATTTGTTAATGTCAAACTTGCATGAGCAGCATTATGCAAATCAACTGTAACATTGCTTGTTGAATCAAATATACCTGTTAAAGTATCAACAATTATATAATTACCATATTGTAATGTTCGATCAAAATTATTTACAGTATTATAACCTCTAGCACGATCTACATGAACATCAGTTGAAACTAATGTTTCAAATTCATGGCCAAAATTATATGCTTTTCCCGGATCTACTTTTACAGTAAATTTAGAAGAATCTGTTGGTGTACCTGAATGATCTTTTAACTGGATTGGAAAATGTCTTACAGTATAACTTCCTGATTCGTCAAATGTTCTACGAGCAAACGTATCTTCTAAAACAGAATAAACTGGATATTTAATATCTAATTCTTTTTCTCCTTCATTAATTTTTAATAACTCAATATAATCAGTATCATCTGTAGATGTTAAAGTTTTTTTAGTAAGTGTAAGACTATATTTTAAACGATCTGCACCAGGAGCTGCATAATTATAAGATCCCTGTGCATTATCTAGTAATGTTGAATCATCACCCGAAGCAACAATCGTTGCAGAAACTTGAAAACCAATTCGATATGATGGTGTACTAGTATATTTCTCTAATATTAATGTACCAGCACCAACTCGTATAAAATTACCATTAACATAATAATAACCTTCAGAATTATGTACCGCAGATCCTGTACCCGTTGGTGAAGTAGCTTTTGCTAATACTGCTACTGATAAATCTGTTGAAGTAATACGTTCACCACCATTAAAAACTTTAGCAATATTAAGAGTAGCTGTAGCAGCTGCACCAGACCCTCCACCACCAGAAAACGTAATAGAAGGAGTTGAAGTATAACCCGAACCAGCATTAGTTATATTAACACCAATAATAGTTTGACTACTACCAACTACAGCTGTAGCAGTCGCGCCAGTTCCACCACCACCAACAAACGTAACAGACGGAATTGAAGTATAATTTGAACCAGCTGTACCAACATGAATACCTTGTACCTTATCTGTTACAGCGTCACCACTAATATACTTAATCCAAACTGTATCAGGATCACCTGTTGTACTATCAGCATCTGCATAATTAACTACAACAGCTCTTGTACCAGATTGATTACCAATTAATGTTTTACCATTTAATAAAGAAGGTGTAATATCAATACCATTATATGTTGCTTGTAGTTTTAAATAATCATAAGTTTTATCAAAATGTAAATCACCACCAAGAACACGACTACCATTTGCAAATATATGATCGCCAAATCGTTTAAGTTGGTTTCTTATTATTGTTTGCTCTTGAGTAAGTTCTCTTGCTTGAACAGCAACAGAAGGTTTATAGAGGACTTGATGAAAATCTTTATCTTCATCATAATCATCAAAGTAAGGACTCTGATTAAGATTTAAATTTATATTGGTTGTCATGTATTATACCTTTATTAAAATTCAACTACTAGCTTGACATCCTCAGTCTGGTCAGATGCACGATTAATTGGAGCTCGATACTCCACATAAATCATTTCACCAGAATCATTATCAAGTTCATTTGAAGCTCCTGCACCTGAGTATGTGGTCGCTGTTGCAGCTGAACCACTTGCAAACGGATTAGCAATCAAAACTACTTTTCTAAAATCATCACCAACTGCAAAATCACCACCTTCAGTTCCTGTTAATCTAACATTCAACATTACATATGCTCCACCAAGTTCTGTCTTTGCATTTTTTCCATGTCCACCTTTAGGTCCTATTCGTGGTTCAAGAGTACAACCACTTCCTCCCCCACCTGTAAGAGTTGCTGTTGCCATACGATAACCAGAACCAACCGGTGCCATAGTTATTTTTTTAATAACACCACCAACTACACTTGAACATCTTGCAGCTGCACCAGTACCAGATCCTTCTGGATCAGCATCAGCAATCGCGACTATTGGCATGACTTCATAAACACTTGTGTTGTCTGGTGTTGTTGTCCATGTTGAAACTGTAGCTACTTTAGTTGAACCAACATAATCTATAATAGTTTTTATCTGTCCCATTCCTGTTCCAGAAGAAATATAAACAGTCATACCATTATAGATATCATTTGTAGCAGATGCTGTTGATGCTAATTTAATGGTTGTGCTTGTACTGCCTGCCTGTGCTGTACCTGTATTTACATTAACATATCCAGTTCCACCATTTGTTACATCTATATGATCCATTGCTCCATCAACAGCTGCTGCTTGTACGGTCCATTGTAACGTACCATCATTTGCTAAGAGATATTTGACAGGAATCCAATCTGTCGTTACATATTTCAATACATCTGCTTGTTGAACTTCATACATAAATTTCCAACGATATCCATCATTAGCACCATCAAAAATACTAGAAGATTGACCAACAGGTTTATCTGTAGATGCAGCTCCACCATTATTACTAATACACTTATACACATTATATTGATCTGTCATAACAAAAAATGTCTGGTCAATTTGGTCATCTTGAGTATGACTATATTCAGCATATACTGTACCAGATGCCCAATCTGTTCTTTTAATCACATGAGATATATCTGAAGCATTAATTAATTTAGCAGCAATCATATCATTATGATGAATGAAAGGTGCCTGTACTGTATCTATTGGAGTTGGAATTGATGTATCTGAAGGAGAAGCTTCTGCATATTGTCCTGCACTTGCACCAGACCAAGCATCAGCTTTTCCAATCATTAGATACATCTTATTAGTTGAAAACGAACTAATAAATTGATCTGCGTTATAAGTTCTAAATGCATTTGTTATAATTGCTGGCATAGCTCAAATCCTCTTGTTAATTTCTTTTATTTATAATATTTATACAATAGTTATGTGACTATTCATAGTAATTCTTTGTTTTTCGTTTTTTGTTGTGATATATCTCAAAATCTGTTCATCTTTAAAAAAGTTAATCGTATATGTATTACTGCCTAAGTCTGAAGTTAATGTACTATAACCAGCCTGTTTCTTAAACTTATTTTGGTCTAGTTGTCTACGAATAGGTCCTAACTGTAATGCTCCTCCAATTCCACCAGAAATCTGTCCCCAATCACTTGAAACAGATATACCCAAATCTGTTATTACACCATAATCATCAGATGTAATCATTCCTTGTTGAACAAAAAACCAATCTTCACTATCCGCAACACTCAAAAGAATAATTGGCATATCTATTTCATATATATGCCAGTCAGAATGTCCTCCCTGTCCATTTTGATAACCATTATGTGGCCATGCTGCACCAGAAGGCCATTCAGATAAATTTTGATATAACTGATTATTTAATCTTACTGCTGGAATAATATCTCCATCATGGAATATAACTGTATATGGCCAATAATGAACATGAGGAGCTCTGAATGCTGTTTCACCTGGCAAAACTTTTAACTTAGTATCTAACAATCCAGTAATTAATGTTCTACCCCACAATGCCATACCAGCTGGATGTACTAGTCGTTTAACATAATCTCTCCACTTGTCAATCGTGTTACCAGCTTTAATCTCATATGAGAATGCTTGATAATATTTACTGTCTTGGATGTAATTCGCTGCTGAAATAAATCCATCATCACCAATCCATCTTGTTGCGTGTTGATCTTCATATCCACCAATTATTGCAACACCCGTTGCAGTACCATCACCTTTAGATGAAAAATCTAAAGTTGGTACTATTGTATAATGAAATCCATTATTAACAAGTCTTAAAGTTTTAATTCCACCAATACCAGAACCACTTAATGTAATGTTAGCTCCTGTTCCAGTACCACCTCCAGAAACAGTTGGTGTCGATTTATAACCATAACCACCATGTTCAATTTCAACAGTCTGAATTACTCCAGAACCATTTACTGTTTTTACAAGTATGCTACAACTTCTTCCATCAATCTCAAGTTTGCCTGTATTGTTAATTGTCAGCTTATCACCAACAACATATCCAGTTCCACCAGACACGATTGTATAACCTGTAACACTTCCTGTCGTTAAACTATCTACTAATAATAAAGCACCAGCTGCACCAGTTCCACCACCCGTAATTGTAACATTATCATCAATACTATAATTATTTCCAGCATTGGTTATTGTATAACCAGTTACCATGCTATCCAAAGTAAATGTATTAGTTCCATCTGTGACCAATTCGTTGGCAAGAAATGTTCCGACAACTTTTGAAAGATAAATAGTAGAAACTTCAAAAGTACCTATCATCTCTTTTAATACTAATTCAACAACACCAACAGAACCAGATGTTCCACCAGTAATTGTTTCACCAACAAACGAAGCAATAGCTCCAGTACCACTTGTATCAATACATCTTAAAATTTTATCTGCTGAATATCTACCATCAGATATACGCAACATATCAACTGATGGATAATAAAACTCGATTTCCTCTTTATATAATAAACGAAATAAAAATTGAAATGATTTCTCACTACCTTTAGAACGATAAAAATCACGCAATCGTTTTATTATATGAGGTTTATTTGCATTAGCAAATACTGCCTCTGGAATATCTTTACCAAACTGATTTTTAAAATATTTTAAATAATCATCTACTGTTTTATCAATATTAAAATAATTATCTAAATTACCAATAATCTCATATGGCTTACCTATCTGTTCCAGATATTCATAATACGCTTCTAAGAAAGCTACAAACGTAGCATGATCTTGTTTTACAAAATCTGGTAATTGTCCTTCAACTTGAACAGATATTCGTTCATCAAAAGAAGGATGTATTGGTAAATTTGGATTACTTGCCATATTAGATTATTGTTTCTGCAACCATAGTAATATTAATTGCTGTTGAATCAGTTGAATCTGTTGTTAATATTTGTTCTCTTAACGGTGTAATATCTTGATTATTAATTGATGGTGTTATATTAAATTTAATATTTGTTGATCCATCTGAAATAATATAAGGATTAAAATTATTAAGTATAATTTTACCAGTAGTATAATCTATTGTACCTTGATTTGTTGATCCATCTGCAAGAATCATATATACTGTTGGGTTATTAACAGTAACAATTCCTGTGCTACTATCATATGTTGAGCTTGCAACTTTAATTATACCTGCACCATCATCTACCAAAGAATATGTATTACCATCACTCATTGTAAATGCTGTAGTAGTAACTGTACTTTTTGTTACTGGTGCATTAAATTCTAACGTATAAGTAGAAGTTGTTCCAAGCGATGCAGGAATAATTCTAAATTGATATTTAATTATTGTTTTACTATTTCTTATAGACGTATTAGTATCATCTATTTTTTTTGTTAAAACTGAATATCTAAACTTTTGATCGAATTTTTGTAAATTACTTGTAAAATAATTTGAAATAGATGTATTAATTAATGTTTTTAAATCATCTTCAGTTATCAATAAAGTAACAGGATCATAATTAACTGTGGTATCTACAATTATATAATAAAAAATAGGATCTACAAGCTCTGGTATAACTGTAACTACATTGGTTTTTTTCAAAATAACATTTTTTATATCATCTTTTGTAGTATTACTATAAGTCGTATTACCAACAGGTTTAACTGCTATGTATACTTTACCATATACAGGTGGACTTGCATCTTCACCCCCATAAACTGTTAAAGATTCTATATCAGATCGTTCAGCCAGTAAGATTGCTTTATAATCATCTCTAGTCGTTGATCGTTTTTGTGCTTGATATAATTTAGGTGCATTATTTTTTAATGAGTTCATTGACTCGATTGCAGCTCCACCAGATGCAGCACTAGCAGTTGTTAAAGTATAATTAGAAGAAGATTCTCCAGCAACTGTACTAATCGCTGTAAATGTACTTGCCTTATTTGCTACTACTCCTTGTGTAATTAAATATTCAATAAAAATAATATTACCATCTACTAATTGTTTTCCTACTGCTCCATCACCAAATAAAATTTCATATTTCTGTTCTTCAACTTCTTGAATAAAATAAACTTTATTTGTGGAAGTAATTGTTGTTACATCTAAAGCATTACCATCAGTCCATGTAATTGTTGTAGAATCTGATGAAGAATTTTGAACTGTAACACCAATAGTAGAAACATCTACATTGGCATTTGGAATAAGAAATCGTTGTGAAGGATTCGATAAATCAACTGTATATGATTTACTTAAAAGAGTTCCTTCTTTAATAGCAAGATTGGAAACAGAATAAACATCAGCAAGAGGTGTAATCGTAGTAGCAGCTGTAGTCGTAAAATTATAATTAACTCCACTAATGCTTGTTTTAAATTGTGTATTTTTTGCAATCGTTAAAGAAGTAGGAGAACCACTTGGTGTAAATGTCATATTCAAATAAGCAGTTGGTGCCGTAACAGAATTTGGAATAACATTTAAATGTTTTGCGTGAGAAACAACAGATGATCTTAAAGAAGCCGTATCTAAAAACATTTCATTACCAAGCATATTTGCATAGTACCCCATATAGTGAGTATTGTATGCAAGAATATCCATCAAGACATCCATACTACTTCCATCAAAATCATAATCTGTAAATTGACTTTGTGATTTTAAAAAGGTTTTTAAATTTGATTTTATATTATCAAATTCTAAATCTGTAACTGCTATTTTTTTACTTGCCATTTTATCGTATCCTCTCCAAGAACATTGAAACTTCGATAGGCTCTGGTGAATTTTTTACTCTAAAAAATATAGAAACATTAAATCCATTCTTATCTAAATTACCCGAAATACGAACTCCACCCTCTTTAACAGTTAACATATCTTCAGACGCCATTACGGCAATACCATCTATTACAACACGAGGTTCATAATTCTTAATACAAGTACGAATAGCATTTACAATATCATGTTTTGTGTTTGCATTTGATAAACCAAATAAATGTCTGGTTACTCCACCATCAATCTCAGGATGAAATTTTTTGTCATATCTATTGGTTTGTATCAAATTTCTAAGGGATCTTTTAACAGCCTCTACATCTTTCTTTGTCGAAATATCCTTTGTTACAGGATGTTTGGTAAAATCCAAATCAAGATCAATCCAACCACGGGTATGAGTTGAAAGTCCTTTTGTATAAATAGCTGCCATTTACTTTCCTTGTCCTCTATATCGTTTCCAACTTCTTCTTTTATGCTTGTTTTTTGGTCTACTTCGTTTGGAATCACCGATTGAAGTCACATGCTTAATTCGCTCTGTTTTATTATCTTTGTGTGCCTGCATAATTATCTCCTCATATTTATAATAGTTTTAATAAACTTTAAGATGAAAACACGAATCCATTAAAAGTTTGAACTCTTTTTTACTCAATGCCTGTATTTCATCTTTATCAGCAGTTTTCTTATATCGCTCTAATTGTTGGGGTGAAATACCAGCTGCAAAACTCTGAGATGCAGAAAGATTATATAAATTTTCAACCGTTATATCTTTCATTATTGTTGATTTAATAAAATTAATAGCTATAGCAATTTCAGAAGCTACTATCTTATTTAATTTTTCTCTAGCATCTTTTGACTTAAATTTAGTCTTATTGATTAAAGAATATATTTCAGTAAAATAATCATCTAAATAAGCAATATTAGATGCACTCTTTTTAAATGCTTTCTGATAATTACTTGCACCTAACCAAGTTCGTTCTCCTCCAACTGGAAACATCTTAGCAGGATCATCATAACTTTTTCTAATTCTATTTAATTTATCAACACCAGACTTATCTGTATTAGATATTATCCATTGATAATTTTCTGTTCCTATAGAACCATATCTTGCACCACTTCCGGGGACTTCTATTTCTAATCTAAAACCACCACGATCAGTTTTAGATTTGATACGACCTTTTACTATATCTTTTTTATAAATTGATTTTGTTTTTGTATTATATAAATCAATAGCAAAAAATATTTTACAATCTTGATTAGTAGCATCCAAATCAACTTTAATAAATCTAAGTACTTTATGATAACCACCAACCTTATCATTTTCTAAAGAAATTCTAACAGCAGCTCCAGGTGCTTTTAAAGATATTGGATATAAATCAGCAGTATCATATAAACCACGAACCAAACTATTTAAAGAAGTAACAGCACCTGCACTATATATTTCATTTGAAGAAGCTGCTTGTTTATAAGCTCTTAATTTTGTCGTTAATTCTTTTCTTGCAGTAGACGAAAATATCCAAACATCTCCTGGATTCCATTTATCTTTATCAACAGCGTTTCTAAAATCATATCTTGATTTTAACTTGACAGATAATTTCTCAAAAACTTTATAAGGATCTATATCAACAGGCATAACATCTGCTCTCATAGCCCAATATGATTTTCCAACACTACCTATTGGAATAGTAGTAAAAAATTTATCTATCTGTTTTCTTAATCGTGCATCCCAATCCTTGTCTACCAAAAATGTAGGTATTAATTTTATTCTTGCTACAAATTCTGGATCAGTAAGTTGATGTTGTACTATTGATGCAATTCCTTTTTTTTGAGCCCACAATTTTATTGAAGAAGCAGTTTTTAATTTTGTCCATTCATTAGATTTATATTTCTTTAACTTTCCCTTTAAATGCAAAGCAAAATATATACAAAAAAAAGCTTCACTAAAAACTTCAACTTCTTTACCACCAATGGTAGCCATCTAAATTACTCCACACGAATCCACTTCATATCTTTAGCATGCTTAACAGAATCATCCCATTCTTTTTCGTTACGGAAAATAGTAAACTCACCATGTGCCAGAGTATATCCAAGAACATTACCAGACTTCATTCGCTTCTTATGTTTCTCTGCGGCTTTGAGAACATTACGGTCCTTCATGTCTTTCCAGCTCTTCACTTTTGCTTCCATAAAATCTTTATATGTTGTTTCCATTAAATTAATCCTTTCAGTTGTTTGATTGTACTATTGACATTAACATGAAGAACACCAGTTCCACCAGCACTCTCCCATTCTCTTATATTCTTCTTATGATCGTCAATTAGGATTATATCTTTACCAGCAAAGTTCTGCTTCTCTCTGCGTTGCACGATATTGACCTGACTTTTTGGAATGCCAAGATTCTTCTCACACCAAAGA